GATACTTGCCAGGATTGATGGGTTTATACAATCCAGAGTATGCCATAAATATAGTTGGACCAACATAGGTATTTAGTGTGTCAATCAATCGCTTTTTATCAAGAGTTGCTGCTGATGGAGGAATGTCATCAAGCAATAACTTTGTTGTGAAATTTGGTAGAGCGAAAGCAATTTCTCCGCCAACTGGTTTTGATGAAGCAATTGAGTTTTTCTGTGACGAAGCTCAATTGCCAAACATAAATACCGCAGAGGGATCAATGAATGGTCTTTATCTTGGTAGTGGTCAGTTAAAATATCCCACTACAAGAGTATTTACTGAACTGCAATTGGGATTTTCATTGACAGCAAACATGGAGATTCTGAAATACTTGAATTCTTGGCATGATTATATTTTTGGAGAGAAAACCAATCCAGTAAATCCAAAAGCACAAAATAGAGTGAATAGATTGGCATATATGGATGACTATGTTTGTGACATCTATATACAAAAAACAGAAATTGGTCCAAATAGCACCACACAAAGAAATCCAATTACCTATGTAATTGAAAGAGCATATCCTTATGCTATTGATGCTGTTCCACTTCAATTTGGATCTACTCAGATAACAAAGGTGACAGCGCAGTTCTCTTACATGAGACACTATACAACAATGAGTGATCTCAGAAGTATAACTGATGCTATTCCAAAAAAAGAAGAAAAACCACCAGCACCAAAAACAGTACCAGAACAGACAACAGGACCAGTCGATCCAAGAGAAGCAGCAAGACAGAGAGGTTTACCACCAAGAACAGTACCTGGCAGTACATATGGTCCTGGATCTGTTGCTGGTGAAAGAGATACTGCTACTGGAGTCTTGATGAATGGACAACCTGAACCACCATTGTTGATGCCAGATGGATCTCCAGTCAGAACCAGTCTAAATTGACTTTTTGATTCCATAAAACTGGGAAAATTTTTTCCGCCAATTTTTGGGTTAAAAAGTCGCGCTAAATATACATATGATCTGGTCTAAACATAATGGCATTACCACAAGTTGTCCTTCCAACCTATGAGTTGGAAATTCCGTCTAATGGCAAAAAAATCAAATATCGTCCATTTGTTGTAAAAGAAGAAAAGCTACTTTTGCTAGCATTGGAGACAGAAGATGAAAAGCAGATTGAAGATGCTGTAAAAACTTTATTGAAGGGATGTATTCAATCTCGCATAAAAATTGAAGATTTGGCAATTTTTGATTTGGAGTATATTTTTCTCCAAATTCGTGCCGTCTCAGTTGGTGAAGTTGTTGAAATGCGAGTGACTTGTAAAGATGATGGAAAAACAGTAATTAATTATAATTTGAATTTGAGTGAAGTTGGAGTAACAATGCCAAAAGATCACTCAAATAAAATTATGCTATCTGAGAATATGGGTATTATAATGAAATATCCATCCTGGTCAGAATTTATTACTGGATCTGTTATGGGCACTGACCCTACAGCAGAAACGGTACTTAATGTAGTTTCTGGTTGTATTGATCAAATTTTTGATGGTGAAGATGTATATGACAGTTCTACCACTTCAAAGAAAGAGTTTTTAGAATTTGTAGAAAATTTGACAAATCAACAATTTGAGAAAATTCAAAAATTCTTTGATGAATCTCCAAAATTAGAGCATAAATTTACGCTCACAAATCCTAATACTGGGGTTGAAAATGAATTTGCTATTGCGGGGTTGTCTAGTTTTTTCGGATAGCACTCTTCCATAATACTTTGGAAGGGTACTACAAGACTAACTTTGCTTTGATGCAGCACCATAAATATAGCTTGAGTGAAATTGAAAACATGATGCCTTGGGAGAGGCAGGTTTATACCAGTCTCTTAATGCAACATTTAGAACAAGTTAAACAAGCACAAGAAGCAGCTAAGCAAAAGTAATGGCACACGGGTTTCTATCATATCAAGATACTAGAGGTGAGGTAGATTATCTCAGTAAAATTGGCAAGCTTCTTAAAAAACGTCAAAAAGAAACTGGAAAAAAGGGTCCAAAGGGATCTGGTGATGTAGAGTTAAAAGATACCCCTGATGGTGTAGAACCAGTAAAAGTAGTAGAAGAAGGTCAAAAATCACTTCTTGGTAGTGGTCCAAAAGGTTTTCTAAAAGGATCTGCTTTAAGTAGTATTTCTGGTAAAGATCCAAAAGGAGCACTACCACAAGGAAAAGCAATTCAACCTGAAGTATTAGGTGGTGCTTTATCGAGAATTTCAAGAAAACCAGGCATTGATGCTGGCAATGATGTTTATGATACGACAGCAGTTAGAGTAAATGATCCTGCTGGTTCATTATCTGGTATTGGAGAACTTATTGTTAGATCTAACAATAATGTTGTAGAAGCGATCATGGGCGTACAGCGTGTCACTGTACGTGTCGTTGACAGTGTAGAAAACTTAGGAAGATTACAAGCTGCTATTGCTGATAAGCAAATGCAGCAGCAGATGCTACTTGCTACAAGAGCAGAAGTAGCAGCAGAAAAAAGAGCACTAGCAGCTGGAAGTGATTTATCTGGCGGTATTACGGCAGATGAAGCAGGTCAAGGACCACAGAAAGGTGGTGGATTTCTTCAGTTGCCTGGTTTGGGTGGTATTCCAAGACTACCAATGGGAAGACGTGGTGGTCCTTTAGCGAGAAGAGCAGGATCTCGTGGTCTTACTAGAGCAGCGACAAGAGCAGGAGCAAGAACAGGAACAAAGGGAGCTGCTAAAATTGGAGCAAAAGCACTAGGAAAGGGATTATTGAAGAAAATTCCTCTTCTGGGATTGGGAGCAGGCGCATTGTTTGCTGCCGAAAGAGCAATGGCAGGCGATTTTACTGGTGCTGGTCTTGAATTAGCATCTGGTGCAGCATCTACACTTCCTGGTCTTGGAACTGCCGCTTCTGTTGGTATTGATGCTGCTTTAGCAGGGCGTGACATGGGATTGACCCCATTCGCTAGTGGTGGTATTATTACACAACCTACTGCTTCACTTATGGGTGAAGCAGGAAATGAAGGTGTTTTCCCATTAGAAGGAGTAAAGGGAAAAGAAACTTTCTTAAAATTTGGTGAAGGTATTTTAGAGGCACAAAGAAGAAATAAAAAAGAAAGTGCCAAGAGAATGGCAGAAGGTTTAGCAGAATATTATGATAAGCGAAATGGATGGGAAAAGTTCATGGACGCACTTAAGGATTTTATTAAAGGAACTCCCCTGAGGCGCTTCTTTAACTGGGGAGATAATGACGACGATGATCGCCGCCCTGGCGGCGGCGGTCGCCGTGGTGGAGGTAACGTAAATGCTGCTAATATCGCTGCTGATACAGCAGAAGAAAAGGCATTTATTGCTACTGTTAGAGAAACTGAAGGAACTGCTGGCGCTCAGGGATACAATACTGTGTATGGTGGAGCAGTAGTTCCAGAACTAACACAAATGACATTGAAGGAGTTATATGATGCTACAAAAATTGGTGGGCATGATAGATTGCCAGAAAGACTTGGCGGAGGATTAATACCATTTAAGAAAGATCAATATAATTCAACTGCTTCTGGTGCTGTACAGTTAATGCCAGAAACTTTAAAGGGAATGATTGAAAGGGGTGAGTTTTCTTGGGATGATATTTTTAATGAGGAGACTCAAAACAGCATGATTCTTACTTTGGCAAGGAATGGTGGAATTGACATTGAAAATATTACCCCAGCACAATTGGATAAAGCAAGTGGAATATGGGCTGGTTTAGCTGGCACTCACCATGGACAAACTACAAGAACTGCTTCCCAGAGTTATAAACTATACGAAGAAAATCTGGCAGAAGCAAATGGTACAGCGCCAACTCCTGCTGGTAATAATGATGATCTAACTCCAGATTTTGAAGAGACTCCTAGTTGGACGGAGAACATTCCTTTCCCTGCAGGATTACAACCAGGGCATAGTGGAGGATTAAAAATTGCTGATGGAATTTATGCTAGAGTAAAAAACGATGGAGATGGAGGTAGATGGCAGATTTATAGAGAAAATTGGGGCGGACCAGATAAGGGGGAACTTAGCACTGTTGGTGCCAATAATGCTAAGTTAGAACCTTTGTTGAAGAAAAGAATTGAACAATATCAGAAAGATACTGGTTTAGGTCCACAAGCAAACGCAGGTAATTTGAATCCAGCAAAAGATGATGCTACAGCATTATCAAGTAAGTCAACAGAAATTGCTATGGCAACTATTGGTAATGGTAAAGCGACAATTATTAATAATACATATGTCAATGGTGGACAAAATGGAGGAGGAAATTCTCCTGCTAGCGTTCCTATAGGAATTAGTAGTAGAGATACGGGAACATCTCCATTTAGTGATATTAACTTGAGGACTATTGGATAATGGAAAAATTTGGATCTAATACAGATTTTCGCTTAAAAAGTGTGAGAATTTTTCCTAATAGTGGGAAAAAACCATATGAGATTAGACAACTAATCAACACATTTAATTATGTGGAAAGTATCACAAATCCATTTTTATCAGCAACAATGCAAGTTGTTGATAGTGCTGGATTGTTATCTGGACTTCCTATTCAAGGTGGAGAAAATATTGAAATCACTGTTCAGACTAATAATAAAGAAGAACCGTATACCTATAATATGGTTATTTGGACACTTGAAAATAGATTTGTTAGGCAACAGAAGCAGTCATATACACTTGGACTAGTTTCTGCTGAAGCTCTTATTAATGAAGTTACTAGAGTCAATAAACCACTTTCTGGAAATCCAGAAAGTATTATTGTAGACCTTCTCAAAAACAGTTTAAAAGTATCAAAAGATATTTTTTCCGAACCATCTAAATTTGATATAAAATTAATTCCTAATAGACGTAGACCATTTGATCTTATTTCTTCATTAGCGGTAAAATCAGTATCACCGCAAACAAATTATTCATCTACAAATAGTGGCAATAAGAATGAAACCGCTCAGCAGGTGAAAGGATCGGGTGGGTTTTTCTTTTGGGAGTCTAAACGTGGGTACAATTTTTTTGCTGTAGATTCTTTATGTGCAGATGATACCAGCAAATTAAAATCAAAGAAGTTAGAATCCAAATCTTGGGGTCCATATCTAGAAAGACTTGGAAATCAAGACGATAACGCTGACGAAAGATTTACAATTTATGAATCAGTATTTAATTCTGAAATTAATGTTCTTTCTTCATTGAGAAAAGGTAAATTTTCATCTATGTTAGTATTCTTCAATCATTCTACTGGGCAGTATGAAGAATATGTCTACAAGATTAAGGACAGTTATGA